TTTTTTTCTTAACCCCATGCCGTAATCTTTGTTCTTACCTGTCTTTTTAACATGATCATGCTTTATCAGCTTCATCCATTTAAACTTTTCATAGTTTACATGATGATGCGTTCGACCATATTTCATGCTAACTACAGATACATCTGAGTGTTCATTTACAAGCATTAAAGACTTATTTACTGTTCCGTCGGTATAAACAGAATCAGTATTTCCTCCTTTAACCGTCTGAGTTGCAAGCTTCTCCTGCAAAAATGCATAATATAATATAGTGCACCAACCCGCTTTAAGCATATCAAGCGACAAAATGGTATCTTCGTTATATCTGCCTCGCCATCTAAAAGGAAGGTCATTTCTTATTAGGTTGCAAGAATATATTCTTGTATTAGTTAAGAACGGTGGCCTGTGAAGCTTGGCAGGGGCAAACATAGCATAATGTGGACCACTCATGCCTACGTTTTTATAACGTAATGCAAAGTCTTCCATTGACCGCCAAAATGCAGGGGATTCGCATTTAATCTTTGTATTTTTATTCAAACGCCTAAAGCTGCTTATATTGTCATCCATAATCCAGTGATGTGTTGCACCTGTAGCTTTAGAGTGCTCCCAAATAAAGTTTCTAGCTGGTCCACTACCGGTTGATCTTGTGGTTCCAAAAGAATCACAATAATCATACTTTTCTTTAAAAGACATATCTAGCGGAATAACAGTAGTTAGCAGATTGTCCCGCTTAACCGCATTTTCATAAAACTTAACCTCGTGAGGTTCGACAACAATATTATGCTTTACTCCCATTAAAGTTAAGGCTCGGCTTGTAATCATATATTTATGACGGCCAAGCGATGGGATATAAAGCGGAAATTGGGGGTAATTATCTGAACTCATTTATATCTCATTGCTTCATAGTCGTTTCTTTCTTTTTGCGGATACCAAATTGACTTTGTTTTACCAGTATCAGGCTGGCCTATTAAAGAACAAAATTCAGCCACGTCCTCCGGTGTATCAAAATGCACTATAATTCTTCTAAAGCTTGTATCGTCAGGTTGGTCGAATTCAGGCATATTGTCCCACTCTTCTTCCGCATTAGTACCACCCTCCTCAATGTCCAAAAACAAAGTAGCAAGCTCACCGTCATCAAAGCCTATTACGTTAAGATTGAAGTCTATTTCTTGCAAAGCCTCTATTTCAAGACGAAGCAATTCCTCATTCCATCCTGAATTCATAGCAAGCTTGTTGTCCGCTATAACGTACGCTTTTTTCTGGAATTCAGTTAAACCTTCTATCGTTATTGTTGGGACAGTCTTTAAGTTTAGCAGTTGAGCCGCTAAGAGCCGACCATGGCCCGCTATGATCCCGCCATCTTGATCTATCAAGATAGGGTTGGTAAATCCAAATTCTTTAATGCTTGACGCCACTTGCTGAACTTGCGATTCACTATGGGTTCTTGAGTTGTTTATGTAAGGAATTATTTCTTTAGTTTCTTTGTAATTTATTGCTAAATTCATTGCTCAGTCCCGAATTTTTTATTGCTTACATTGGTTCTAATTGCAATTATATCGCCTATTGCAATTTCGACATTAGATTTATTACAGTTAATTGCATTAGTTACCTTTAAACACCATGAATTAATTTCATTTATTGTTAAATAACTAGGAGAGGTGCCGCTACAAAATGAGTCCATAATGCCGTTAAACTCTTCAAGCAAGTCAGGCATTTGCAATAAAGCACACTCACCAAGTAAGCATGATATTGTTTTTTTAGTCATATTTTAACCCTGAGGCAGTTACGCTAGGGTATTGTAGCGGGTTTTAAACTGAAATGTAAACTATGTTAGATCGTCAACGGCTACGGCTGACAGGGAGGCGAGGATGAAAATAATCATGTAAATAATCACGGTAGTATCCAGTTGGTTAGTGGATCGCAATTATAAAGGCTTAACCGTATTATTTAAAATGATTGATGCTGATGCCTTTAATACCATCTATGGTATAAAGTCCGTTTCGGCTCCCCAGTGGACAAGTCTGGGTCAAAAGGTCAAAACTAACCTCGGCCTGATCCGTACTAACCACCAGTGGATCACTCTGGTCGGAGAGGTAATGACACCTCGGTTGACTAAAAACTAAACAGTTTGTACATTGCTATGAGAAACAATGCCACATAAGCCCCAAAGAAGTAAATCTGTTTTACAACTATAGGCTTAAACATCCACTCTTTAATTGGCACTATATCAAGACTAGACGCATTTTTCTGCGCCTTTAAAATGGCTTTGTCAGCACTTTTATGCGCTTTAGCAATAAACTCTTTCACATTATCCATTGTGGATATCCTCTTTTTCTATTGCTGGATAAGCTTTTCGTAGCCTTACCCAGTGATTATCCAAGTCATCGTCATTGGCGTTTAAAAGCTTTTCCTGTTGACGTTTTTTAAATCTTTCCTCTGCGTCAACAACCATGAGCCAAGAACCTTGCAGCATTATCAAAGCAAAAGAACAAAATAATAGTCCTAGTAAAACTTGCATTAGCATACTCCCAAGTTAATACAGTCGTTAAACTCCATAGTTGAAACAATACAATAAAGGACACACAAAACCACCGAACCAATTAATCCGATACGATTTTCTTGGCGTTCTAGCTTGGCTTTATCAATATCCTTAATTTGCGTATAACTAACAGAATGATTATTAATCATGGTCTCCATCTCCCCTATACGATTCGGCAAGTTCATCCCAGTTAATTCCGTCAATATCTAAAAAATCCATAACGGTAGCATCCAGATGTTTAGTTTCCAGATCAAAGTGATCAATAAAAATTTCTTGAATTAAATCAGTAGAAATTTCACCGTCATCGTCAGCACAATCTTGCAATATACCACCAAAATGTAAATTTACAAGCCAAGTGTTCCTATTTGTCCAGCCATTATAATCCGTAGCTTTCATTTTGCTTCCCCTGAAAGTGTAGCGTTTGCGTACATATCAAGCTTCATATTTTTAACAGCTAAATTATAATTAGAATGCGGTATACCGTAATTTTCTGTCAAGGAAATAATTGCTTTAAATTTCTTGGACATCCAATACATTGCTTCAATTATGTCGGTGCCTGATTTTCTTAGCATGATTTCTGACGCGTCAATGGTATTAATCAGGTTTGCAATTTCACTCCCTGTTTCAGGGTGTAATCTAATCATTTTATTCTCCCCTCTCATAGCCAGCAAAAGGTTCAGGTTGGACGTTATTGATTTCATCAAATACCTCCTGAACAAGAACGCGCAAGGTTTGTTCAAGGTGCAAATAAATAGCAGATTTAAGTACCTGAGAACACATGTCAGATTCAATATCATTATATAAGCAATCCAAAAAGTCTTTTTGATGGCTAATACATGGTGGAAGTACATCGTCTAACCAGCTGGGCATTTGCAATAGAAATTTGTAACAAGCCGAATCTTTGTCGTAATCTGTCAGGTCAATTAGATCACCATCCCAATTTGTATAAAATGGCTGAATGTTAGCAACTAGCAGTTCAAGATTTTGTTTTACAGTTTCAATAGTCATTTAATTAGCCTTTGTTTATTGATTAATTGAATGTATATTTTAATTTAAATAACCGACAAAGTATACTTTATTGTTAATTGATGCGATATTATTTTATAACTTGTTGTTATAACCAGGGTACTTTTATAACCACAGGTGGTTAAAACACCCTTATAGGCTGCCTAAAGCAGCCGATTCATGTTTAAACCTCTCCAATTCGCCACTCCTCATTTTTAATGCGTTCTTTTAGGTCACGCGAGAATTGAATTACCTCTTCTCGGTTAAATTTAGGCGATGCCCTCCACGCTAATCTTTGCATTGCTCTTATTCGTCTTGCCCCGTACATATCCTCCATGTATATCCTATAGGCTTCTTGGATTTTGGTGGTTTTCATACCATACAAGTTGCAGCCAGCACATTGTACGTTTAAGTTCTCCTCAAAAAGCTTAAACACTAAATGTCTACGAGAGTAAAAATGACCGCCCTGCATATTCTTATAATGGTCTATCTTCCCGCAAGTCACGCACTGACAGTAACCGTTGTCATCTGATGCTTTAAGCCTTACCAGTCGTTGCAGCAGCTTTGCTGCTTTATCAGTCTCTTGTGCAATAGTTGATTTCTTTTTACTCAATGCGTCCAATCCTGTATATCATCCGAAGGAACAGTTACTTCATCAACGTGTTCAAGATTGCATCGACCACACATTCCATAAGCACAGTCATCATCTCCCATCCAAAACTCAAGAGGGTATCCGCATTCGCAATCCATTTTTGTGACCGTTATGCCTTTAGGGGGAAATCGCAAAACATTACTCATCTAATGCTCCTACCGTTATTTTAACCCGCGAATCTTCACCGTTTTCTTTGTGATATACGACAGCTGTCATTGATCGCTCTGCTCCGTAACCAGAATCTGAATGCCACTGATCTGTGCTTGTAAGGCTTCCCCAATGCTCAAAGTGCATAGAACCTATTTCTCTGGCGATATGGTGGTGTATATGACCAAGGTGACAATAGCGGTTTTTTGACTGGCTCCACTGGTCATCTAAGTTTTTAATTACCGTTTGAAGTATTTGCTCATGCTTCATTCTATCCCCGTGGTGGAATACGAATAGATTGTTGTGCCATTGATAATGAATAAACTTTGAGTAGTTTGGTAGGATGTTAACGCGAGGTTCTTGGCTATATAGCAACTCTAACGAACTGGACAAGTGACAAGCCATATCTGAATCATGGTTGCCTCGTACATTAATAACCACAATTTCTTTGTGGGTTAATAACATTTTGTTAATTAGTATCTGAAATAGTCTGCCAGCAAGTTTAAATGTCTTTCCTATACGGGTATCAACATCAACTGGTGTACCTTTGGTGGTAGTATTTGCACTAGAATCGGCATGAAAAAAATCGCCTACATTAAGCAAAACACCGACTTCTGCATTGCCTACTCTATTAGCCAGCCTGTCAGTAGCATCAACTAATATTTTAGTCGCTATTTTTACATCCCAATCATCATCATCAATCTTGGTTTCTGAATCTGCAAGCATACCAAAATGATGGTCGCCTATCATATACATAGCCAGATAGTCAGCGTTAACTTTTTCTGGCTCTCTAACTGCTTTTTTAAAGCCTTTTAAGTCATCTTTAACGCCATCTATCATTATAGCTAGGCGTTCCTTCAGGCTTTTCTTTTCAGGCTCTTGTATTACCCACTGAAGTCCTACAGACCCATCAGCTTTATACGCTGTTGATATTCGCTTGGCTTCAAAGCCTTCTGCTGTCTTGTGTATTAAATCCCTATGCGGAGCAACGCCCTGTCTCGCGGCATAACTTTCTAAGCGAAGCACTGTTTTATCTACGTTAGTTCTGTCGCATTTTAATTTCATTGAAGCTTGTCTATTTGACCCGCATTCAATTACAGCGTCTATTATTTCGTGTTGTCTTTTTGTTTCTGCGTATTCTTTAAGTATTTTTGGATCAATTCCGGACATATTATCTATCCTGCTTTTGCTTCATCCTTTGATACTCGCTATCTTCTGGAACAATCAGCAGCACCCCGTTGTCTTTAGCCCAATGATACACGTTATCCATAAAATGTACCATTTCGCCTTTCGTAAGTTTGCTAGACGCTTTTACCTGACCTTCGATAACCGTTTTGCCTATTACTATGTCATAGGTTCCAAGAAACCTTTGCTTCATCATCATTTTAATATTTTCTTTTGTAGCCGTGTCTATTCGCTTAATAAAGTGCTTTGACATTTGATCGCACCATTTATGGAATAATTTATTCTGGCTAATTGTTCGGGGATCTGAATATCGCTCAAACTTAATTGCTAAAGGAGTAAAGTAATCCCAGTCATTTAGCCTTTTAAGCAAATAAGGAAGACGCTTTTCAACATCTCCTTTCGATTTTATAAATACATAATCTCCTTCAGTCACAAAAGTTTCCTGCTTAACCATTTTTGGCTAAAAGCTTCTTGCGGGCTGTCAAGACGTGAACATGTTAGCCTAGCGTCCCTCGATTGTTTGCAAAATCCCCTTAACTCTTTATTTTTTTCGACTTTTTGTTTTAGAGTTTTCGGAGCTAACAAATGATCAGGCTGGCAAAAATGAGCAACAGACAATCTGCCTTTAATGGTTTGAATTTTAACGCCTCCATCAAGCTGATTTTTAAGCGACCATTCACTATACATTCTGTGGGTGTAAGGTACTCCATCCTCAAAATATGGGTGATCGCCTTTAAACACAAGCCACTTTGGGTCATTAGCTGCTGCCATGAATTATCTCCGTTCCGTCAAAGTAAAATCCGCGGGTCATTAGGTAATATGAAATTGCGGCATTTCTTTCCTCGCCATGATCAAGCCAAGACACATCGGTTAATTTTGCATCAAGAGGTATATCGCGCAACCTTATTTCTTTGTTAACCGCTCTAGGTGAAAATGTTGTTGGTGAAGAGCCGCCTGTATCCTGACAGCGACCAAGCCAACTGTTACAAAATTTACTAATTCCGTTTTTTGTCTTCCGTTTAGCTGGATTAGATTCACACCATGTATCCATTTTAAGCAATTCTTGTTCCACGTTTACTTTCGGATAAGCGAGTTTCCATTTTTGAATTAGTTCTTCTGGCGGGTGCCATTCTTCTTTTGTATTTAGTTTCATTTTGACACCTGTTCTGGTGTTGGGTTGGAACCATTTGCGGCTCGATTAGCACTTTTCTGTAAGCGAATACGAAAAAAACCACTATGTTCTGGATACATTTTCATAAACCGCCTTGCATAAAACGGATGAATATTATTGTTAATCTTGAATTCACTGGTACCGTCACCACCAATATTGCCTAAGTCCCACCGTATTCTTTCCATAACAGTGTACACAGAGTAATTACGGTATCCATTGCGTATCCTGTCAAAAGTAAACTCTTCAAACATATCCCAAACTTCAGGATGTTCCATGTGGAACCTTTCAGCTTGATGTCTTAATTCATCTAATCTTGTTAACATTTTATTCTCCTAATGGTTCGGCAAGCCTCACCTTGTAAGTAGTTAAATATGTTTCTTATATATTCTTTTGTAAATAATAAGAAACTTTATTTCAGGTGATTTAACCCTTTTACTATATAAAATAGTAAATTTAAGATCAAAGGGCAAATGCAACTCTGCGGTTAATTTGTATTCGTATCGGATATCCAACCTATCCTTTAAGAACAACCGAGTTCTCGCGGGGGCTATGTCTGGAGGGTCAACCACGCTGTGACGTTTAATTTCAGGATTCCGTCACCCTCAAGCCCGAATACATGTACATTACATATGGTCTACAGGCTAAAGTAAACCAAATTGTGTAAATAAGCCGATGCTACTTATAATGATATGATATAAAATCATTGATGGTTATATCCAAAGATAAGGCCAATAACTGTATTGTGTGTAGCTTCATGTTTGAATTCGATCGCCATCTTAATACTTGTTGAGGCGAAGTTTTAGTTATTTTTGCCAAATCCATGCTTTTAACACCCTTTAGTTCTTGAGCGTATTTTAAGCACTTACCTGCGTGTATCATTTCCATCATATAAATCCTTGTGATATATTAATTAGGCGGGTTCCCCCGATCCGCACAAACCCCCTATGGTTTCCCCCCCGCAAGGGGGGGTTTTAGGTTAAAACGGTATATCATCATCCAGTTCTTGAATGGTCATTTCTTTTTTTGCCGTTGTACTTTGACCGGCAGACCCTGCTGGGGAACTTGAGTCGGTATAAAATACCTTTACGTTACCAAGAATAGGTGTCTGAGTTCCTGCTGCCCTTTCCTCCTTGTCAACACTCTGACTAATAAAGCCATGATTTTCGTATTGATCAGCTACCGTAGTATCTACAAAAGTAGTCAAGTCAAGATAAGTACCTTTTGCACCTTTATATAAGCGGCTTTTGTCGATTTTGGTTACGTCAATTCTTACTGAAATTCCTACTTTCATGTTAATAACTCCACATTGGTTTTTATTGCGTTAACGGCCAAATTAATTTCAATGGCCAAATTTTCTATAAACTCATCATCTCGATTAACTCTTACCAAAACGTGAGGCATTGCTGGATGGTATGCAAAAGCATCCCACCATGTTGCTCCGGTTAAATACATACAGCCTTGGATTTGTTGCCAATAAGCCTTTGCTAATTCATTTTTATCTAAACGATACTTGATCATAGTTTGCGGGGCTGGGCATTTAATTTCCAAACCTCCATTGGAACCTACCAAGCCATCAGGCGAACAACCATATTGAAATTTAGGGTCAACTATAAACCCTACTTGCAAAACCTCATTACCAGTAATCCATTCATAATCCTCGCGGGCTTCAGGCTCTAAATCATTACCTCTTGTCATGTGTTCATTTGTATATGTTGGCTCACATTCCCCTGTAATAATTTCAGCAGTAAGCTGAAGAATGTATTTAGGGGCTTGAGTAGAGGGTTTGCCTTTTGTCGTTATCAGCCTAGAAAAACAACTTGCAGAAGGCTTGCCCAGTCTTGCGGCAAACCATTCGGGAGTTCCTTGCTCAAACCCGTCAAGAATAATCACTTGACCTCATCCTTTAACTTAGCTTCAGCTTCAAGGCTTGCCATTTTGTCATTTAACGCAGCAATAGCGCGAGGATAAAACCCTGCTTTTAATTCAAAGATGGTATTAATTTTAAACTTTTTACAAAATTGCTCTTCAGTAACACCAGTTGCATTAAAAAAATCATTGAGATGAAGAACTTGGTCTGGCGTAATTACAGCTTCAGCAGCCATCGCAACTACTGGATTAATATCTTCACCCGCATATATGTGATGACCTAATCCAAACATTGCAAAACACTTTACGAGACATCTCATTTTTGAACTGTTAATTGCGAATTTGTCAGGATTGACGATAGCCTTATTTCGGTGATCCATAACTGGCAACCACATCGACCGAACCATTGATTGGTCATTTTTATTTACAAGTACACTACAGCTAATTTCTACTGTATTTGTAAACTCGCAACGATCCTGCTCAAAAGAATAATGAAGGTCAGGATAATTTTCCATCATTATTCCATAAGCCCACGACCAACTTAAATATGACAGCTTTCCTTTTTTTTCAATATGGTTAGATACATCAACCGCTACTAATTTGTTCCACACTTCGCTTGATAAGCTCATTTTTATAGTCCTATGGTTTGTAAAGTTGTTAAAGCATCCGCATTTTGTTGACGCGAATATTCTTCTCCGTAGCCTGAATAATAATCAGGATGTTGATTTTTGCGAGCATCATGCCCGTGAACAGCATCATATTCGCCTTTATCAAAATTAGTCATGCCGTGGGTAAATGGGCAACCGCCAGTCATTTCATCACGTTCTTCTTGCGTTAAAAGAGAATTTAAACCAAATTGTAAAAGTACTTTATTTGTTGGAGCCTCGCAATAAAAACACCAAGCGTCATATCCTTTATACTCAAAGTTATTGGGACATTGGCCTAACTCGTCATTATTACATTTGTTACAAACTAAAAATTCCATGTCTTTTTTTAATATTTCCATGGCGGTTGCGTATTTCATATTTATTCCCTTTACTGATTGATTGAATATACATTATAGGCCATTTTATAGGCACTGTAAACAAAATTGTTAATTTAATAACGTTAATTAATTAACAAAAAGGTATACATTAGTGATGCTATGTATTAGTATATAACCTCAATCAAAAAACAAAGGGCATCGCCATGAACATCATTAAAGAAATGACTCGCAGAATTGAAGAAACTCGCAAAACTAACAAATCTCCTTGCAAAAACTACTCTACCGAAGAGGCCGCAGAAAAAGCACTCGCAAAAATGGCGACTATGGTTGGTGAACATCACGGTACTAGACAAGCAGACTACATTGTTTTTTACAATGAAGCATGGGGTCGTTGGGTTGGAGCTATTTCTTTAAACGAATTAATACAACGTGCCGATTCTTACGGTGGTTACATTGGCCTTTGTGCAGATGCGGGCTTTTACAGCTTCTAAACCAACCGCCCCTTCGGGGGCTATTCGGGAGAATAAAATGAAATATGTAGTATTAACGCAGTTTTTGGAAAATTATGGCGCTCACGATGCTGACGGCAAATTTGAGTCTGGCAATTATTATTGGAAATTTAAAGGCGGCTCTGATTATCTTGTTTCTGGATTTAATCGCGAACAAGACGCGATGGCATACGTTGCCCATACACAATGCAAAACTACCGACTATGGAATTGAAGTCGTTAGCGAAGTTAAAACAGTGCATGAATGGAGATTTCTTATACAAAAACAAGATATTGATGAAGACTATCAAGAGTTCTTGGTTAATAATCTTATACATATAGATTTTAAAAAAAGTAAAAAAAACCCCGCGTGAGCAGGGCAAAATACTTAACTATAGGGTGTCTTAAACCCTGCGCCAAATGACGCTAAATCATTATATCATCTAATACGACCAGATGGCAGGGCAAGAAAACCCTTCATCTTCTGTACAAGCATCAAGGTGAATAAATCGACCGGCCCCTTTTTGCTGAATGCCTATTCTTTGTATACCATGTTTTTGAGCCACCCTAATCACTTCTAAAGCCTTTTCGCCATTACATAGTATATCCACCGCCTTTCCGGTTGTATGCGCTCCAAAATGCTCCTTGCGAGCTTCTATGGGGTGTTTGGTGCATCTGTAAGCAGATGACAGCGCAAAACTAAATCCGCACTCCTCTCTGATAGAGTTTAGGGTTGACAAAAATTTTAAATCAAACTCGATTGTGTTGCATCCACATTTGCAAGTTAGTTCTTTGGGCTTGAAATACCCTTGAGGCTTTGGTGATTTAGCCATAACTATTTTCCTTGTATTTGTTTAGTCTTTTCAAACGATCTCATGCCGCCTAAACCAAGCATGCCCATCAATATTGGCATCAATGTACCCCCATCTGCTTGAGGAATAAGTATTCCAAAACCAGCAGCCAATGGCGATATAAGATAATTTACTCCAAGAGCAAGGACGCAGACCCATCCGGTTGCTGGTCGCCAAGAACTTTGGAACCAGTTTCCTTTGGCGTCTTGAGTGTTGAGTGCAATTTGAGCAACTGCGATCTCCTGCGCGTGTTTTTCTGACATTGTTGCAATTTCATGAGCAATTTTCTGTTTTGTGTCAGCATCAGGAATCCATTTATCTAATAATCCGGCAACGGGAGCAATTAAGTTTAACAAGCTCATTTAAAATACCTTTTCCAATATAAATAAACCGATAATTAGTGGATACATACTAATTAACATGGCTTCAGATTTCTTAAATCTTTGCGCCCCAGCGTCAAGCCTTCGCTCAATGCTTATCATCCGAACAGCGCATTCTCTTTCGTGCGCTTCAAGTTTTAAAAGTGCTTCAGATACCGTTGCCATTGATTTGAACCATAATTGCGTTGATTAATAAATATACAACATATAAAACAGTTGAAGCTGCTGTCGCGGCTATGCTGTTCCAGAAAAATGCCTTTCGCCTTCGCGCTTGAGCATATATTGTTGCTTCTCTTTGCTCTCGTATCTTGCGTCTAAGGGCAACCAATTCAGTGTAGCCTGTCTGCCCGTAAGTGTACATTAACAAGACACGCAATTCGTTTTCTTGAAATGCGATCTTTTTGTTATGAATGTAGACATTCATGGCTTCTTGTTCTACCGACTGGGCAGATACTAACCTTCTAAAAAGAGGTGGATTTTCAGCCTGTTTTTTGGCTTCATTAAAATCAGACACCGCTCCGTACCAAGCACCAATCTGTCCCAGCGTATCGTCAATTTCTCGACCAGCCGCAACCATTTTTTTAACCATGTTGAATGCTTTGGTGGCCGCCATTACAGCAGTAACTGGATCAATCATGTACGGCCACCTTTTTCGGATTTACATATTTTGGTACACAATAGGCCATAACTGGCGTGTGGTATTTTTGGTAAGTTCCTTGAACAGTAAGTTGTTCAGCAAAGTATCGACATCGGGTTAAGCTAAACCAATATGAAGTGGCCTTTGGGTCTACGTCACCATTTACGGTAACAACTAACATAAAGGCCAGAATCATCAGCTTGCGGTATAGCCGTTTCCTGCGCTTATAGCTGCGTTGGTCGCGGTCATGTTCTCACTGCCCCAATCTTCTTTAGCTACCATAAGTTCTAGGTGCTGAGTGTTACGATCTACACAGCCTTGGCGATCTGCGGCATTATTTTCTGCCATAGAGTTGCCTGCAATAACGTCTGTAATTAAATCTACGCTGTGGCCCATTGCTAAGTAGTCTTGTGCTTTGTCTTCTGTTGTTCTTGCCATGATTATTATCCTTCTAGGGTTTCAAGTCTTGCGGTGAGTGCTGCAATAACAGCGGTTTGTTCTTGAATTGCTTTTATGGCGATAGGTAACAAGTTGCCGTACTTAGCTTCTAGCTTGTCAGGGTTATCATCCATAACTAAATCTAAGACAGCGTTGTTTCCACCAGTAGCCGCTAGTAACTCTTGAGCTATGAAGCCTATGCGAGTGCTTCCATCTTTGACGTTGCCGTCCCTGCTTTCCCA